TGTTACTGCTCTGTTTTGTGCGTTAAAGAAAGCAGAAGCATTTAGTTTCATTTCATCAAGAGTTTCTTGACTTGCTCCACCTGTAGCTCTTTCTAAATTAGTTACGGTTAAACTTTCTTCTGTTGTAGTTTGTGTTGCGGAAACTAAACCTGTTGTTGAGTTTACAAAGTTTCTTTCTAAAATTCTATTAACACTATTCACTCCAACATTGTGTTCAATGGCTCCACCATAAACATATTCTATTGTAAGTGTTGTGTTTGCTGGAGCTAATCCAAAGGTTTGTGTTTTTAAGAAATTAGTTGGGTCATAACTTTCATCTAATCTTGATACACCAAAACCTAATGCTGAACCAACATTATCAGGATTTGGAACTAATTCTTCATCTGGATTAGAACTTATACCACTACCAAATTTTACTATTGTTTTGTTATCATCACGAACTCTTGTTGTAAATCTTCTTGCTGTTTTGATAAGTTTTAATAAATAAGGTGTATCATTTTTATAAGATGATAAACTTGGGTCATTTAAACTTGTGTTTTCTTCTGATTCAAACACAGTATCTTGTGCCAAGAAAGGAACTTCATACCATTTGTTTCCGTTAGAATCTGTAATGGATATGATTTCTGTAACATCAGACTCTGCTAAAACCACACTATCAAATGTTTTTGCATTACCAAAAGTAAATGTTTGTGTTTTTCTAATACCTGATTTTGCAATTCCTGTTTTTGTTAATCTAAAATTAGTAGGAATATTTCCAGAAGCTGGTTCTAATGCTGTAACGTCCATTGGGTCTAATGAACTCGATACTTTAAAATCAACATCATCTAATAAATTAAACTCTACACCATTAGATGAAAGAAATCTACTATCTGCTTGAAGCCTTCCAGCATAATCTAAATCTGGTTGATAAACACCACTACCTAAATCTTTAGCTGGAACATCAAGAGTAAATGAAAGTTTTACGGTAGCTGGACAAGCTAATTTAGGTTTGTATCCTAATGATTGTGCAATCTCTAAAACATTTTTTCTTTCTTCTGCTTGATTTAAAAGTGTTTCTCTAAATTGATTATCAACATAATAATTTAGTATATCTCCAACATACGCAGCCATCTCAACAAACATCATACCTGGTGATGCTTCATTGAAATCATTGTATTGTGAAGGGAAATAA